GTATTCAACCCAAATCCCGGACACGCCACCATCAAGCGCAGCCGTAAATGCTTCTTTTGTAAAAGAAAGTAGCGAGTGACCCTCTAAATCAACATCATCAAAAAAAATGCCCCATTCGGTCGGAATATTTTCCGGCAAGGAAACGCCCTTGCGCAGCGCAGTACCAGTTACTAAATCGCGAAGATGTGCGTAATAGTTCTGGAAGCTGCTTTGTGCGCGTGTTTTACGCACTTCGTAGCTTCGTGCTTCCTCTAAATAATCCTTAGGCAGATATTCATCAGAAGCTTCATAAAGATGAAACTCGGGAAGCGTGCAATATCTAATCGGCGCAAGACGCCCAATTTGCTCAGCTTGCTCAATTGAATATGCATCAACACCTACAACTTCTTCTACTGCCTGTTCATACTCAGGATGGCGTCGCTCAAAAGGCGCTACAAAGTCGTCAGCGCTAGGAACAATGGAATTAGGAACGATTGCCACGTCTTTTGAGCCTTTTTAACAGTGTAACGATCAGCGCCAGCGCGGACGGCTGAAGTGAGCTGTCGCTCTTGGCATAGTTTGCCACAATAAATACCTAACAGCGTCGCCCGCGTGCGATAAATCATTGCGCCCGCCCTTCAATGGGCGATAACTCTCGTCGTATCCCCAGTTTTCAAGACTTTGAACAGTCTCGATGCATGTCGTTGGATTTACAAGCACGCGCCCAGCATGAATATGCAGGTTTGCATGGGCAATCGTCTCAGAAACTGGTGGATTTCGACGCTCAGCGACTACTTTAATGCCCGCATTGCGCAAAATATCGTGATCACTTTCTGTGGCACTGGTGCTTGCATGACTGCCGCTAGCGTCTGGATAGCAAGTAATTGCACCTTTTGCTAGTTGTACTGGATATTTACGCTTGACATGCTCAACGAGATCGAACGTCGTGCGGCATGTGTGCTCAGCGAAGATGTGAACCGTCTGCCCAGCAGGGGATGGGCGGACAACGGCGTAGCAGGACTGGCTATTGCCGATGTTGAAGTCAGCGCCGAACATGATCAGCTCGCCGTCTTCGGGATGGAACACACCCGTCGAATGCTTCTGAAGGTCGAATTCGTAGAAGACAGTCGCTTGAGCAAGATTTACAAACTCGCCATTCAAATATGCCTCAATAAGATTTGCAGGATACGTTGCACGTAAATTCTCAATAAAGCCCGGATCAAGATAAGGATTATCAGCGGTGCGAGCCTTGTATAAGGCTTTTATATCAGAAGCCTCACGCACAAACATGTTATAGAGCGCTTTGTGGCCTTCCGGCGTAGACGCAAAGCAAAGTTGAGGGCACTTGCCGACACGAACACGACCTTGCAGTTTTACAATCGCGGCTTCTGCTGTTTGCGTCGAAACTGTATCAATTTCGTCAACAATCATGCTTGCAGCATTAACGCCGATAAGCCTGTTGTAATTTTCGAAAGAACGGAGAAGAATTTGCGTGTCTCCCTTCGGGAGTTTTAGCGTAAAAACAGGGAGTGGGCTTGTGCGGAACTCATAAGGAATGCCGTAGCGATCTAATACATTTTGCCAGGCGGGAATTGCAACGTCTCGCAGCAGCGGAATGGTCGGCTCAAGGAATAGATGCGTGAATCCCTGACTGCGAAAACAAAGTAAAATTGACTTTGAAACTGCTGCGAAGCTTTTCCCGCTACCAAAGCCCCCACACAGCGCGACCATGCGATGTTCAAAATCAGTGACAAACTGATATTGATGAGGCAGAAGATCAGCAACGATCTTCGCTTCGCAGGCGTCGCAGTCAAATGAGTTATTGCCCCGTTTGGCGAGAGTGCGTAGGGCAGAGGTATCAGAGAAGAGGCCGAGCGAATTAAGAGCAGCGCGATCGGCGTAACGAGAACTGCGTGCTTTAGAGGGCATCGAAGCTCTCAGTCAAGAATCCTTGACGCAATATACAGCATTACAGCACAAGTGCAAACATAGATAATAAAGATAGTTAAAATGTCATTTAGAGACATCTTTCGTTTGCTGTAGCTCAATCAGAGCATAGTGTTTCATTTCTAGCTCAAGCATGTTTGTCACGGAATCAACTTGAGTAATATCAGGATAAAATTCAACTTTACAGACGATTGCAGAGTCAACATCAAAGTCTAAAGTGATGCGCTTGATGTACTTAAGATCGAGCTTGAGCGCTTCAGCGATGCGCCCCCCGAGGTATGCGGTGCTAGCGATAGTCATTTATCAACGAAGACGATTACATCAGGGACAAGGGTATCAGACATGGCATCAGACATTGGCGCTGATGCAACGGATTCTGGAATGAACTGAACTGCAAAGTTATTATTTTTATTAACTATAATTATTTGTTCTACTTCGCCGATCTTTTGTATTAAACGAAAAGGTAAGCGGAATTCTTTTTTGTGCTTAAGCAGCAAGATCATGCGCTCGTAATCTTGAGGGCGCATAAACATCTGCAGAAATTCCCGTAAATCATTGATTGTTATTTTTGTTTCATCTGTCACGGAACTGCATTCATCGGCGCTGCAGGCAGTGGTGTGACCGTTTCCACCTCAGTGCCGCCCACGCCAGCAACAAACTCTGCCAGTGGCATCTGGCCGATTTGGCCGGCCTCGGGCATTGGCACCGCCCAACCCTCCTCAACTTCCTGTGGCACGCACCAGGCCGTCGTCAGACAGGCATCCGGCTGGAGACTGCCATCAGCAGCGCTGATGCCAATGAGTCCGCCATCCTTGAGGCGATCTGGCAGGTTGGCTTGGAGAAAGCTGGTGACGTTGCTGCGGATCTGCAGCTCGGCGGCTTGAGCAGCGGCCTCGGTGGCAAACAGGCGGTAGGTCATGGCACTAAGGAAGGTGCGGGGAGCAGGGCCACGGCGTCATCCCATGGCATCACATCCACATCGCTGAATAGCTCAGACGGCAGCAGGGCAAAGCCCTCGGCATAGAGGCCGCCGGTGGTGGCTTCGCGTAGCACATCAGCGCATACCAGCCAACGACCATCGGTGAGTTGAACCGGCTGCACACGATCTCGGGCATCAGGGCGCTGTGCCTGAGCAGCAAGAAGGGCGTTATACGGTGCATCGCCAAAGACCAGCGCAAGAGCTTTGGCTTCGGCATCGGTCACGCCGGCGATCGTGGGGAGGAGGTCAGCGAGGGTCATGATCAGGGGATGGCGGTAGCCAGGGCGGACATCAGGGTGGTGAGGCGGGTGTCGAGCAGGGCGAGGTCTACGGCTTCGCCGATGGAGTAGAAGGCGATACGGGCATTCATGTATAGGTTATTTGTTGCTCTGTTCAGCCTAAAAACATGCAGGCTGTCCGCTGCCGGAGCAGAGCTTGCCATGGTGTATGAATATGTCGTTGATGACATTCTAAAGCTGTAACTGCCGGCAGCAGCTCTGGATACTCCCATGTAGCTATTGTCAGGAATGAGCACACTGGTGTTGATCTCAGTGCTTGATCTGCGAGAAACATGCAGCACTTGACTGTTGGTGTTTCTATAGAAATAGCTTGACCCAAATTCCGGGCTATGGAAGACGCCAATCCATATGCCAAAAGCTGACGTGCCTTGATTGCTAAAATAGACGCCAAAGTGCTGTGAGTTTTGAGGATCGGCATTGTTGGCCCTGTTGCTGTCAAGATACTTAGTCGAGCCGTTACCAACAAGGCCGGTCTTTCTGTTGTAGTCAGCACTGACGAAGCTAAAGTTCGTGGGGGCTGTGCCAACCAGCGGCACTAGCGCACCGGCCAGAGTACGCGCACCGGCCAAGATGCAAGACGCCTTCAGCGCACTCCAGTTGCCATCCGCCTTGCAGCCCACAATGAAGTCGTTAATGGCAGTCTTGACACCGCTCTCCAACGATTGACCATCAGCAGCTTCGACGGCTGCGATATATGTCGTGGCGTCAGGATCATAATTAACACTAGGCAGCGTGGGCGGTGCAGCTTTGTACGGGTGATCACTCGGAAGGCTGGCAGTCAGCCCCCACTTGTGAGCTAGATAGCCCTCCAGCTTCTGCCTGTCGCTCAACGACATTGTTCCAGTAGTAAAGCCAATCTCACAAATCTGACCGTTCAGGTACAGACTGCTGTTAGCTCGACTTCCGACAAACAGAGTATCGTTGAGGTTGGTGGTATTGGTGTCTGCATTAAAACCGCCTGGTGCAGCACCATTCAGCGCCCCGTTGAAATAGAGCTGGCTTTCATTGGTGGATAACGTGCCGTCGTGCGTACTGACGCCAATGACGGGTGTGGTTGTTAACAGGCTGGTGGACTCCCAGGCAGCCCAAGTGCCATTTCCCCTGCGCGAAAAATGCAGTGTCTTCGCTGCTGTGCGATAACAAATAAAGCCGTTAGTCGTGCCGTTATAGTTTATGCTGTGTTCAGCAAACACCATATCATCAGCGGTGTTGGCTGCCGTGCCCACCACCCACATCGACAACTTCTGACCGCCAGGGGTCATGTCAAAGTTAGATACGGACAAACCATCGCTGGTGCCATCAAACACCAACGTTGTCTTGCCATTAACGCTGCCCGAGTGGCTGGGCTGTTTGCTGGAGGTGGCCTGCGTCAGCGCATAACTGCCAACCTTGCTGCTCCAACTGCTAACTGATGTGCCGCTGGAATACGTCACCGTGGCACTATCGCTGGCGTCCCACCAAGCCACTACCGATGTCAATGCAGTGGGCGTCCATGGCACGCTCGGCGCAGCCGCTGCCGTCGTATCAGCAGCGCCGGTGGCGCTGGCTCGGGTAACGCGCAGTCTTGGCATCAGACCAGCTCGGTCAGTTCCAGCGTGCCGCTTGTCGCTGCATCGCGAATTACAGCAATGTTGGCCCCTGCAGGTACTGCTAGATCTAAGCGTTCGCCGCTAGCGATGAAGTGAGAATTTGTTGTAGCAGTTTGTGCTGTCGCGCCGATCGAGTAGCGAATATCTGCTGATACAGCACGAATCGAAATTCTTCGACAAGTAGCAGTCAGTGCAGTATTTGCACTTGTCGCTGCAGCAGTTAACTTGCGAGCAACAGACGGCTGCCCTAAAATTTCACTTTTGATTGCGCCGTCGTCTGTTAGTTCGACTGGAATAACGGCGTCGTTAGGCCCGCGCCCGAGTAGGAAAGCGCCCGGCATGACGGGAAGCGAGTAGATGAGAGCAGCATAGCGTCGAACAACGCTTACATACTTAATAAAAATAAGAAAAATTGACAGAAAAAGCAAAAAATATTGAGTTGTGCGCAAAATGTAGAGAAATTACATTAAAAAAACTACCAACATCAATTTATCAGGAAAAATAGGGGAAAAATCGGGGGGACCGGGAAAAATAGGGAAAAAAAATTGAGGTGGACTAGAAAAAATAAGGAAAAAAAAATTTAGGGGGACGGGTAATGGAGTCCCCCCGGCGGCGAGGGTCACCCCCGGTAAGTTATGGGGCCCGGCGGAAGTTACCGGGCCCGCGGTTAATTTCAGTCCGCAAACATGATCAGCGCCGCGTCCTGTTTGATCGGCCGGCCGGTGCGGTTCGCCAGCTGTTGCACCACGCCGTTGAGGGCACGCGGCTGGTTACCGGCGCCGACCCACAAGGCCGCGAGGTCCGCGACGTGCACGGGACCGGACTGCAGCAGCAGAGTGGCCACTCGATAGGCCGCCGCGCCTTTGCAGACGTTAAGGCGCTTACGGGACTCGGGCTCGGCCGTGAGGTTGGCGTCAACGCGTGGGGCGACCCATCCGGCGGCGGCGAGGGCCGCGCCTTGCTGCGGCGTGACGGGCACGCGTGGGGTCTTTTCCTTGCGGGCCGCTGCGGTCTGGCTGGCGATCTCCTGCTCTGCCTCCTGCAGCATGGCGAGCATGTCTGCGCTGAGCAGGGCAGCCGCTGCGGCGGTGGTGTCCATGGTGGGCGCCTGGGCGGGCTGAGCGATGGCGTCGTCGATGAGTTCGGCGGCGATGTCGTCGGGCAGTTCGGCGGCGCTCAGATCGGCGCTGGCGAGGGTCTCGGGATTCGCCTTGTAGGTGCGGACCTTGCCGTTGCGGCCGCTGCGGGGAGC